CTGCAACAGTCTTGTAGTACAGATCGCTCTGCTGTGCACCGAGTTTCGCGCAACGATACACATTGCGAACAACCTCGCGGTTGAGTTCGGCAAGAATCTCGGTGCTGAGAATGTTGGCGAGTTCTGTTTCAGCATCCAAGCCGTGAACAGCCTTGAGATCTTGAGCCAATTCAATCGAGTAGGACGCCGCAAGTGCGCGGGTGTTTGCAGCAACTGCGACACGCTCAATGCTGAAGCCCATCTCGTTTGGAATAAGGCTCTCACCTGTGTTGGTGTTGATTCCAACGCCCTGAGTAAGGCCAGTAGCAGTCTCGGCATTGAGACCAGGCAGACCAAGGAACGGATCAGTGAAACCAAAGTTTCCACCGAGTCCACCTGTGGTGCCGCGAGCAGCACCACCAGTTTGACCGGAGAAACCAGCAGCAGCAGTAGCACCCGAGAAAGCAACATCAGGCTCGTTGAAGAAGGCTTCTGCACCCTGATTGGTGTTGCCGTATGTGCCACCGTACTTGCTACGCATTGCGAAGATCAAACCTGTCGGAGCCGACATAGCCTGAACGCCGCAGATGTCGTAAGCCATCAGGTTGGGCATGGCGCGGCGAACCAACTGGATAAGAATTGGATCGTAGCCCTTGATGTTGCCTTCGCCACCCATAACTGGGGACATTCCGCCGCCAACAGTATTATTGGTTTCAATGAGTGTTTGCTCGCGGATAGCCTTCTCCTGGTTCTCCAGAAGAGTTGCAATGGTGGCACGCTTATGGGTATCCGTGATCGGAGCCATATCCTTGTGGTCAAGAACGGGCTTCCACTTACGGAGTGCCTGCTCTGTTAGAAACTTGTCTTCCATGTTAGTATCTCCTTAAACTTTTTAAACAGTCTGTGACTGTGAATTACTCTCGTGACTTGCTCATCGAACGCGCAAATGCTTCGACAAGCGGGGAAGCCTCGGAAGCGTCCTCGTAGGATTCCTCTAGGGACTCCTCCGTGGCTTCTCCCTCGGTGACGGTGCTGCCGATGGTTTCGATGTTCTCTCGGAGAACACCGACCTTCTCGGCAAACTGCTCTACGGTATCAAACTCAAGGTCTTCGGCAAGACGGCGAAGTTTCTCGCTGTCGGTGTCGGTAAGACCTTCTGAAATCTCGCGGAGTACGATCTCGCACTGTAGTTGCTCGACCTCTTCGACAAGTTCCATGTTCTTCTCAACCTGAGACTGTAGTTCACCGTCAAGGGCTTCAGCCTGCTCAACTGTAGACTCAAACAGATCCAGTTTCTCCTCGGGAACCTCAATGTACGACTCGGCAAAGAGTCCACGGAGGTTGGAGATGAAGTTTTCGGTGATCTCGGTGCGGAGTCCCTGCTCAACTGCAAGGCGGTTCTCCTGCATCCACTCTTCAACCACATAGTTCAGGTAGTCATCAATGCGCTCAACGAGTTCTTCGGTGACAGCAACGGTGTGCTGCTCAAGCAGCGACTCGTACTTGGCTTGAACTTCTTCTTCAATCTGACGGGTGCGCTCGTTGAGGTGAGCCTCAAAGAGTGTAGCAGCAGAAGCCTTGAATTCTTCAGAGAGTTCTTGACCATTGAAAAGAACAGCAATGTCTTCCTTCACGGTGGGTTTGATCTCTGGAATCTTGGTTTCAGCCTTTGCAGCTGATGGTTTGGGCTTAATGGTTGCCTTGTTCTTGCCGCTGTTGTCGCCAGTTGGCTCGGCAATCTTTGCACCCTTCTTGTTCACATCATGGGTGATCTGCGTGCTAGCGTAGTCGGAGGCGGCTTCTTCCACCTTTTCCTTCTTCTTTCCGAACTTACTCTTAAGGAAGGCAGGCATCTTCTTCTTGCCCTCTTCTTCGTCTTCTTCTTCGTCCTCTTCTTCTTCGTCGTCTTCTCCACACTTTGCTTCTTCAAGTTCTTCCTCTACGATTTCTTCGTCGTCTCCGTAGATTTCCTCTTCTGAAACGGCATCCCCATCGGAGATATCTTCACCTTCAGGAGTGTCATGATCTTCGGCGTTCTCCGCAAGAAAGCCTTCGCCCAAAATTACCTTCTTGATGACATCTTCGATCTTTTCGTTAGCCATGGCTGTGAATCTCCTTCTAAAGAATATATAGAATCGTCAAAGTTTTGATATGAAGTCTTTGAACAGCCGCATGGCTTGTTCTTCCAAATTATGTGATGAGGTCTTTTTAATAATCTGCTTATAGTTCTCCACCTCCACAGGCTTGAGAACTCCACCGTCCCAAATCCATTCTCGTCCTTCCATGATACCGTTTACAAACGCATTGGGGGCAGACGGGTCAGCAACCACATCCACCGCAGCCAGCATAAAGTCTTCCTGTACCACATTCACCCCGTCCTGCTCCTTTAGACTACCCATGCCACGGGACGAAACACCCAGTTTCACGCCCTCGTCAATCAGATTGCGGACAATCTTGCCGTATGGAGTGTCAAGAATCTTGGCTTTGCCGTATACGTCTTTATTTTCAAGGCGCAAGTCCTTGATGAGATGGGACACGCGCTCCAGGTTCACGGTTGGGCCTTCGGGGTGACCCAGTTCGCCCATTGCGCGGTTGGTCTTCACATATTCTTTCTGATACCGATCCAGTTCCTTCTCCATGACGGCAATGGGGTACACGCGACCGTTGCGATTCTTCGCTTCAGCCTGCATGAACACGCCTTCAATGAAGTAGTGCTTCTGACCGTCTTTGGTTTCGGTCAGGATGTTGATGTCCTGTACTGTTTCGGTGATGAGTTTCATGGGGTTTTCTTCGACTTTCGTGTTTCAAACCACTTCTTCAACGCCTTGTCTTTCTTTTTGGCAGCAGCCCGAGCCTGTTCACTCTTAGAGCCAGTCATCTTCTCCATGTCGGGTGGCGGCACTTCAAGTGCTTTTGGGTATACTTCATCCAACTGCTCTGTGGCTTCGTTGAACACGCCGTTCGCAACAGCAAACCGCGCCTCGTCAAGAGCCAGTGATGCCTTGGCGTACAGCGACTTGAAGACCAGTTCCTTGGCTTCGGCAAAACTCTTGTTCAGCAATGCTTTTGCAATATGCTTGTGTGTGTCCATTTGCTCTCCTTTACAGACTCTATTATTTAGTTTTCTTCTGTGTTTGACGGGGTTTTGCCGTCTTCGGAATTCATAATTTCCCCACGCAACAAAGAATTAGAAATATTCTCTCGCTCACTATTTAGACGCTCAACCACCTTGTCACGAAGAGCGGTGTGTATTGAGGTTTTGAATTCTTCAAATGAGGAGTCTAACATGGTGTGGTGTATCCTTAATCGTTAAGGTCTTCGTCTTCAGGGGGCACTATTTCTCCAATTGTGATCTGTGGTTCCGTTCCACCAGATGACGGTGTGGACGGAATAGGCATACCCGCGCCGCCTTCAGGAGTGGGGGTTTCCGAAGAATTAGCAACTTCCTGACCAGGAGTTGCTATAATTCCAGCAGCTTGCTCTGCTGTAATCTGCTTGTCAATCTGCTCAATGTCGTCTTCAGTCTGCCGTAGAATATGCTTCCGTACCCACTCTCGTGAGTAGTACTTGCCCACAAAGTCTTCTGCATCGCGCACAGTCTGCAAACGATCCTTGAGGATTTCGCTTTCTTTGAGTTCAGAGAAATGCGAGTCTTTTGCAAACTTAAATGCAAGACGGTCTTCAATGGCACCCCATTCATCTTCTTTGATGATGTTCTTTAATATCAATTGCACTCGCAAAAGCTCAAGAAAAAGTTCAGAAAACTTCATGCGAAGCCGCTCAATAAACCTGAAGAACTTTACTTCGTCACGAGAAATTTCCGAAGCCTTTCCTAGATTAAATCCTGTGGTCTGCTCAAGTCGAGATGTGGGAACATTCAGTGATTGGAACAATTTCTTTTGAAAATACTTTACATCATCCATCTCAGACAGGTTCTGTCCTGCTTCAAGAGTCTGAATCTCTGTGCCGCGGCCACCTTCGCGCCGTGGCATCCAAAAGTCTTCAAGCATTGACATGTGTTTGCGAGAGTCCTGCACTTCACCCGTGTTGGGATCGTACATGAGTTTGTTGCGATACCGTTGCATGAGTCCGCGCACATACTCTTCTGCCTTCTGTTTCGGTAGGTTTCCAACGTCCACATAGAACACGCGCCGCTCGGGGGCACGGGTTATGCGGTAAATCACCACAGCGTCCTCAATCATGCGTAGTTGGTTTAGTGCCTTGATTGCCTTATGCAAATAACCGATAATCTTCTTGTTGTAGCCATCAAAAAGTCCACTGTGAACAAAACAAATAGCATCAGGATTTATCTTTAGTCCCTGCATGGACAGAGCAGAAGACGCAGGTTCCTGCTCATTATAAACATAAAATTCTTCGACTGCCGTTACTACTTGAACACCAGCATGAGTGCTCTTCTCAAGGGGTTTTTTCGTAATTTTTCTGACTTTACGAATTTTTGTGGGATCAATAGGGCGCAACTCTTTGATGCCGCGCTTCTTGTTTGCTTCATCAATAATAATGTGGTAATACAAGCGACTGTCAATATACCACTTCCGAAAAATCTCGTAGCCGCGTCGAGAAAAGTCTAGCAGACCAAGCACTTCCTCAAACTCTGCCTCAATCTTGTCTTTGATTCCCTTGGACTGTTTAATATTTGTGGTGTCAACCTTTACCGTAGTGAAAGTTTCATCGTATACAATTGCTTCATTACAAATTTCTGAAATGGCTGACTCCGCTTCTGGATGAAGAGCCATGTCTCTGTACTTTTTTATAAGGTCAATATCTGACTTTATGGTTCCATCAAAATCTACTGCGGTTCCGAAGTACCCACCAACCTCGATTGGTACTGCACCGTCATCGTAATCTGGTGGTACAAAAGAAAGAGACTTCTTCGATTCTTCTGAAGAAGTCCCCTTTTCTTTTGATATATTAAAACCAAACAGTGATATAGCCATAAACAAAAAATCCTGTCAAAAGTGAGTTTAGAAGCCTTGCCCGATATTGATACCAGCCTGCTGCAATAGAGACTGTATGTTTTCTGCTCCTGTGCCTGTGGCGGGAACTGCTGCTCCAGCAGCGGCTTCCCACCACGAGTAATTTAGGGTAACCGGAAACTCTGCAATACTGTCGTTGTTTTCGTAGGAAAGATCAATTGCACCCACTTCGCTTGGGAAACACCCGATAAAGTTGTAGGTACGAAGGGGTTCGCCGTCACGAAGCAATTGGGTGACCGACCATGTGGGCATGAACTGCATAAAGTTTGATACCGAAACGTTGCTGACATGAGAATTAAAGATTGCGCTCCAATATTCGAATGCAGAGCGTAGGCTCATGTTTGCGTCCGAGATGACCGTAATGCTCCAGTCTTGGAAGGTACGATCACCAGGCAGTTTGATTCGACGACCACGGTAAGGAACCTCAATGGTTCCAAGCGAAGACGCAGGAATCTGTGCTGCTTTACACAAGAAAGAAATTGCGCGATTGTTTGCATAACCAGGAATGTTTCCTGTAACCATGAACAGATTGGTGCGAACACCACCACCGGCAAAAGCGTTTACAAATCCTGAAATATTGTTTGTTGGATCTACTGGCATGGATTACTCCTTGGTGTTATTTATACGATCAGCCGCCGACTTCGCTGAAGTTTACGCCTGTCTTTGAGGCAATAAAATTCAACTGTATGAAGTTGACGGTGCGAGTGGGTTTGACAAAGATGTCGGCAACAAACTCGTTGCGGTCAATGACTTCTCCCGTGTTGTTAGTTTCATCGCACACCACCTTGAAGTCGGTGATGCCCCGCCGCTGCTGAACGGTCTTGAGGAATGGAACCACAATATTCTTGAACTGTGCGCGAGTGAACGCATCGTTCTGCTCGAACAGGAAGAACTTCGAAGCAGTGGCGATTGCCTTCTCAAGAATGATGAACAGACGACGGACATTGATGCGGTCAAACGCGGAGGGACGAGTCTGCGCGGTCTTGTCACCGAACAGGATCACACCTTCACCAGGGAACGACACAACAGGGTTCACCTGACGGGTGTACAGTTCGTCACGATGAGCCTCGGACGACGGGTTGTACGCCAACTTCGCCACATTCTTGATCTGACCACGGTTGAATCCCGCAGGCGAGAACCACGCTTCGTTGGTGAATTCGGCACGAGCAACCAGACCCGCAATATCGCCGTTGAGTGGAACAAGACGGAGCAGATTATTGTAGGTGTCCAACTGGTACTTCCAACCGCTGTCGATCACTGCATAGGATGAATTGATGTTCAGAGTGCTGTCGCGGAAAGTCTTGAGTGCGTTCAATGCTTCATACGGCAACTTGTTTTCAACATCGGTCTGTGCGGGTGAACAGAACGCCATGCAGTCCAAACGCTTCTCGCACACGTTTTGAATAATCAACTGTTCAAGTGTTGCGCTTGCACCACCAGTTGGCAGCAGAGACACATCAACGGTGTCTGCGTCAGCAAACTTGCTCCAACCGTTTGCCCACCGCTCGGGATCTGTTGGGTTTCCTCCGCTTGCTCCACCAGTGAGTCCAAACGACATGATTCCTGCTCCAACTGTTGTTGCAGTGTTTATTCCTGCACCAAGGGCGGTGTAATCAGTCTTTGTTGCAAGGAACGCTGAGTCGGCGTTGATGTCCTGACGGAGTGCCCAAATGTATTTGGACTGTTCGTTCACAACAGTACGGTAGTAGTTGCTGCTGCCGTCAAACTTACGGGCATCAGACGCGCGAGAGCAGCCTTCAAACTTCTCAAGCAGTGAATTTGGAGTTCCGGTCCACGTACCGTCCTTGTCAAGAACAAGCACGTTGATCAGATCACCAGCACCGCCTGCGTCTGCCGCGTAGGTCGAAGTGGTTGCTCCGGTTGACACGTAATTAGAGTATACGCTTTTCAGA